AGGATCAACCAAAGCAATACGACCGTTCATAGGTACGTTAGCTTTGTCGAATGCTAAGCGCATGTCGATCAAGTCAGCTTCTAGCATTTGTACGGAAGTACCGCTACCTGCTAGTCGATGAGCAAAACCGTTGATTGCATTAGTAGCACCAGCTGTCTGGCTTGCATTCAAAGTAGCAAGGAAGCGTGATTCAAAAGTTTCTTGAATAGCACGAGTACCTTCTGATGCTCGCATTGACAATAGCTGCTCTACTTGAGCACCGTCTTGACGCATGATGTCAGTCACATAGAAACCATCACCGATGTAATCTTCGATTACGAGCTGGATATTACCAGACTCAATCGGGTTGTAAGTGATGTCTTCGTCTTCAGTGATTTCCTGAATGGTTGCACTACCAATGGTCTTGATGTTGAGAGTGGTTCCGTTAGGGAAGTCAGTTACGTTACGATATAGGGTATTTGGTAACAACCCGTCATGCAGATTCTGCAAGATGAAGGTCGAATACTGTGTCGCCTCGATGAAGGCGGGGTTACTTGAGCTAGTGATAGCCATTGTATTTCTCCGTTAAGTTAGTTTAGACGCTACTTCTGCTTTAGCTGCTGCCCACTTGTCTGCTGTTGTAGTATCACCTTGCGAGAACTTACGCATGTAATCTGGTTGAGGCTTCTCTACAGGTCGGGCCGAGATGTTTACACTACTACCTGTAGTGGGTTGTGGATCTCGGACAGACGGTGCATTGAATAGCTCCATTACCAGTTGAGGTGATGACTTCGCTAGTTCAGTCAGTTGGCCAACGGACATGTTTAGTTGTTTAGCTCTGCCTTCAAACTCAGCAGAAGCTCCTTCCCCAAACTTACCCGATAGTGCATTACGCACTTGTGCAGCATTAGTTTCAGCTACGTCCTGTTGGGCTTTAGATTGTAGCATGTTCGCTACTACGTTTTCTATAGCAGTCTCATCTAGCCCTGCAACGGAGGGTTGTTCCGTAACTTGCTGTTGTGACTGTTGTAGACTAGCAAGTAGTTCTTCAGCACCTTGACGCTTAGCCACTTCTTCCTCTAGCTGCTTAACCTTATTAGTGAGTTCACTGATATGGCCTTGTGCATGAGGGATAGAAGCCAACGCTGTTGGTACATCCGAATACTTCTGCCTACCATCGTCGGTCGTAATGCTTGAAAGCTGGTCAGCAAACAAACTATTAGGATCAACTTGCACACTTTGTTCAACTGGTGCTTCAGTTGGTGCTGCTTGGTCGGCTGGCACTTGTTGATTTGCTTCACCGTTAGGGTTACTAACTTGGTCATTCATTTTACTTTTCCTCTATGTCTATGAGACTTATGATAGAACGAAGAGCGGTCTGCTCTCCTAGATAGTGCGCCATCTTGTCTTCCCAACTATTGCTCTCAAAGTGTTTACGAGATGACATCTCTTTTATACTTTGGTCTAAGTCTTCCTGAACTAGGACGGCTAACTGTTCAAGCACCAGCTTAGCATTCTTTACTTGCTGCTTCACTGCTGCTCTCTCAGATTCTTTGTAGGCTTTAAGCCAACGTGTGTTCATACTGGTGGTTCCTCACCCTCGATTGGTGTCTGGGCTTCCACTTGTAGGTCTTCTTGTGCTTGCTGTACGAAGCGTTGGGTCTCAACCTCCTCGAACACCTGAGCATTGTCACTGAATAAGTCAAAGCGTTGCAGCTGTAGGCTGTCCTCGATGAGCTTAGCCAGTGCTTTGTTAGACACATGCTTAGAGATACCAGCCCAGATGCCGCTGTTGGCTACGCCTGACAGGTTCTGTAGCAGCTGTGCTCTAGCACTGAAGTGTCTAGCACCAACAGGACGCAGCTTACCTTTAGCTGTGATGTCCTCTTTAGTGATCTTCATAAACTCTGTTACACCTAGATCATCGTCCATAATACGGACAACGTCTGCACCATTGAAGTGTCGCTTAGCTACCTCTAGCATATTGTTAAGCAGCTTCTCCAATAGCTCTATCTCGAACTGTGTGGTCTTCTCTTGGAAGATACGACCTGCTGCATTCTCTAGGCTCTGCACCTCAAAGGCTGTCTTCTCGCCCGGAGTACGAATACCCATAGCTTGCTTAGGAGCACCCGCCATCTCTTCCATTAGGTTGAGGATGCGGTCTATCTCGAAGTTAGCAGAGAATGCCTGAGCTGCTGGAGCAAGAGGTTGTACATCCCCACCCTCTCCTACGTATATCTCTGAGAATGGCGCCCACTCAAACTCATCTACATCCCCAATGATCTTAATAGGGGGTGCTAATATCATATCACCGATGTCAGCCTTGAGGTTCTCAAGATGGTCGATGCGATACTGTAAGCCCACTAGGTTGTCCAATGGCCCCATACCGTACAGGTTGTCAGGACGCTTACGCCATGTAGTCATAACCTTGTAACCACCACGCTTCCACGCAGGGATAGGCTCTTTACGGATAACGCTGGTACGATCCATGATGGTGATGATGTAGTCGTCTAGCAGCTCACCTGTGTTCTTGTCGTACATTGTTCCTTCAAACTCTAGCAGCTCTACGTAGCCACTGCCGAAGTATTCATACAGATCCCCGAAGCCATCTACGCTGAATGCTTGTGCTTTGTTGAAATCATCTGAGCTGTAGTAGCCATTGTGATTGGCTCGTATCTCAGCTGATGCACGTACAGCATCCTGAAACTGCTTGTCTTCGCTGTGCAATGCTTGCATCTCAATCTCACCGAAGGTCTTAATGCTTCGTGTGATCTTAGGACTCTTAGCAAAGTCTGTAGCTAGTGGATCAAATACAATATCCTCTGGGCTAACACGTACAGCACGTGGGCCTACGTATCCAGCAATCACTTCCTCTGTCTCTGGGTCAGTCTTAGTCTCATCTACCCAGATGACATCAGCGATAGCAATGCCGTAGTCGATGTAGTCTAGCACTAGCTTGCTGGCCACAGTGCGTAGGTCGCTCTCACGTACCTTGTTGCTCATGTATGCTTGGATAGCTTTCTTCTTCTGTAGCTCCTCAGCGTCTAGTGTATACCCTTCCCACTTCATCCAGTCATCGTTAGGGAACAATGCACTGTTGTAATTGGCGTGTAGGTTGTCCCTGATCTGGCACAACTTAGGCAGCGTAGTCTTGTTCTTCCAAGGTAGGGAAGAGTTAGTAGTAGTAGCTGTATCTGTAGCGAACACATAGTTACGAATCTCCTGCTTCTCATTCAACCATGTACGTCTTTGATTGTTCCAGTTATCCCACTGCTGTGTAATGTTAGCAGCCAGATCCTCTGGATCAAGTACGCCTTCTAGTTCTAATACGCGATCTTCAATCATCTAAATGAAACCCCACCGAAACGTCCATCAAATTTAACCACATTACTTCTCTCTCTATTCAGCCCTGTACGTTGCTTAGGCTTGACTGCTATCTCTATACAAGAGGCTAGACAGTCTTTTATATCATCGTGCTGTGGTCGTGCTAATAGTAATTCTTCTTCTAGTGCTGGGATGTACCCGCCCTTGTAGTGCCACACCGAGAGGTTCTCATAGCGTGGCTCTAGTACAGCAGCCATCCTTTCAATCTTGCTACCCTGATGACGGTTAGGACGGTGATCGTCTATCGACAAGCTGTCTCCGTTCTCCCGCACCTTATCCTTCAGATCCCCTACGATGATGCTCTGTGCTGCTGTTACCTCAGCTCGCATCTTACGGAATCCCCATCTTGTGTGCATCTCACTGATCTTGTCGTAGTACACACTGATCTTGTCAGTCTTAAACCTATCTATGTCTAGCACGTAGATGTGTCCATCTGATGCCATACCGATCACTACGATAGCTGTGTAGTCAGCTCGTGCATTCATAGTGTATGCAAAGTCAATAGCTGCATAGACGTTTAACACACGTTCTTTGTAGAACCATTTGCCACTCTGATTAGTTAGGTGGCGCTTGTCGTAGTATTGAAACCTTGAATGGTCTAAGCGATTAGACTCAGGATCATTAGGGTCGTTGTAATACTGTGCAAAGAACTGTGTACGGTCTGAATACATGGCACTGATACGTGCAAGCTCTCGCTTATCAAAGCCAAATGTCTTACCGTCATCCCTTGATGCTCGTGGCCACAGGTACACCCCGTCTACTTCTACCACTTCCTCCATGATCTCCCACAGAGGCTCTTCTTCTAGTATCTCTCCAGCGTCATCGAACACTGGTATTACTTGTCCTTTCCAAATACTGTACTGGTCAGCTGCATGGTAGCGTGTACCACATGCCTTAATCATCCCACCTGTATTCAGGATAGATGCCATCTGGCTCATAGCTGCTGCTGTCTTCCTACGTCCGTCTGCTGTGTAAGCATTGTCAGGAACAACAACGTCATCCGGTACAATGATGTCTGCGTGCCAACCAGTAGTGTTAGTGGTTAGGCCAGCAGTGCGTATAGTGTAGTCCCTTACGCCTTCTTCCTTCCTCGTCGGGTGATCTACGGCAATAGCAGTTGTAGCCCACTTCTCTCGCTTACCTTCTTCTGGGACTATCATCTCAGGCCAGTATCTCTGGTACACTGGTGAGGCTATCATGTTCTTTATTGCATAGAGCTGTGTCTCTGCTAGGTCAGCAGTTGCTGATAGGTACAGGATGGTAGTCTCAGGGTGCTTAGTCACCCACCATGCTGCCCATACAGCTAGACAATGGCTCTTCAAGTGTCCACGAGGCAGCAGCAACAGCTGATTAGGATGGTCTGTCTTCATCAACCACTTAAATACCACCCGATGTACGTCCCCGTACAAGTATTTAGGGTTGACCAGTGCTGCGAATGTGGCTAAGTCCTGCTCAGCTAGATCTCTGATCTCTTGTTTAGTGCTCATCGTTTACCACCAAGCTGCCAAAGTCATAGCTTTCTAGCTTCCCTGCCTCTTTCTCGGCCTCAGCAAGTATTGCTTTCTTCACAAACTCGTAAGGTAGGTCAGGATTATCTTCCATGATTTCTTTTTCAGTGGACACCACGTATCCTTGCTAGGTCATCGTCAATAGTTTGCTTAATGTTAGCGTGTGCCTTACGTTCTCGCACCACTTCTTCCTTACTAGGTCTACCTGCTGTACGCTTCTCTGCCCAGCCCTTGTCAGCCAGCCACTTGGCAGCCTGTAGTGCTCCCTTGCCTTCGCTGTAAGCCTCTAGCATAACGCCTCTCACGCCCTTAGAGCGTAGCATTACCTCAAGCTCCTCTCTCCATGCGTTAATGTAGGGATGCAGACGAGTGGTGCTGTCGCATAGACGCTTCCAATGTGACCATCCACCTAGATGTTTAGTAGCAAACTCATATTCAGTAGGGTCTGCTGTCTCTAGGTAGAGGCGCTTGATGGAGATGTACGTCTTACCGTTGTGCTCATGGTCATCATCCTTCAATGTGAACACAGCGTTCTTAGG